CAGTCGTCACAGCGGTGTTGGCTGTGGTCAGCGCGGTGTTCGCGGCGGTGAGAGCCGCGTTGGCAGCAGTCACAGCGGAGGCGGGAGCCAGGGCGGTAATCGCCGCAGTCACAGCGGTCGCAGCTGCGGCCAGTGTCCCGTTGAACTCAACCGTGGCAGGTGTGCCGGCCGCGCCCACCTGGAAGACCAACTGACCGACGAAGGAGTCGCCAGCCGCGGCCTGCGTGTAAACCAAGGTGGACTTGGTCGCAGCGGCGGAAGGCGTGAGCACCGGAACCAGAGGAACGTTGGTGGCAGACCCGGACAGGGTCGTGCCGGTTGTCACGCTCGGGAACAGGGTGCAGTTCCAGGCCCAGTTGATGTCGGTCCAGCTGACCGCAATCACGGTGCCATTGGTCAGGGTGACGTTGCCAGGCGCGGCATCGGCAGGAGCTGCCAGGACGCAATGGTCGCCAGGGGTGACGGCGTTGCCGGTGCGAGGATCAATGGTGAACTGATCAATCGATCCCGCTCCCCACTGAATGATGCACCACACGTTGGAACCGGCGGGAGTCTTTCCGCATTGCAGGCCGGAAGGAACGAGCGCGCCGCTCTTGTCTTGCCCAATCAGATGCTGCGAGCTGAGCACGACAGACGCCAACTTCGGATGGCCTTGGTCCTGGCGCAGACCGGGCAGATAGGGCGCCGGATATGGAACAGGCAGCCAGGGCTTCAGGGGCTCAGAGAGCTCCAGGTCCGGGGTCGTCTGACCGATACGGTCCTGCCCGAACAGTTTGCCGGTGTACTGGTTATTGAGATCGACTGGCATGATAGTTTCTCCTGCAACCTAAGTCTTGGTTGCTTAGCTGAGCTGCACACGGCCGTAACGAACATCGGCGATGTACCGCTCGCGGTCCGTGGCGTCGTGAATGTAGGTGAGCATGCGCTGAAGCTTTTGGGTGTCTTGCACCGTGAGCGCAGGGATCAGGGCCGGCTCGCGGTCCGTACCATCCACCTCATCTACGTGAGCGTTGTCGTTTACCGTGGTTCCCTGGTCGGTGCCAGCTTTCCCCGGTTCGGCCGCGGTGTTCCATTGCAGCTCGGTGAAAAGGTCGGTCACAGCGTCTTTCAGACTCTGGATATGGCGCTTGGCAAACTCGGCGATCTTGTCCTGAATCTGCTTCGGATCGAGGCCAACATAGCCGTCTTTCCTCCGCAGGCAGTTGTGCATGACCAGAGTCGTTGCCAGGCTCGTCTTCGAGTCCAGAAGAACGGCGGCGAGCAGGCGATCTTTGGTGGCGACACTGGTTCGGATCGTCGCCAGCTCATCGGTCAAGCCCAGAACGGCGTCGTCCTTCTCGGCCAGCTCGTCCTTGGTGATGAGCAACGAATCCTTGATGTTCTCAGTGAGGTACTTCTTGGCCCACTCGACATAACGGTCCTTGTTCCACCGCTCGCCCAGGGCGCTGTGAAGATCCTCCATCTTGTACTGCAGTCCGTGCTTGTCGGAAGCCGCTGACTTGTGATGCTTGTCCAGACACTCGTAGTGGCCAAGAATCTCCTTGACCTCTGCGGCCCGGGTGTCCTTGTCGGCCTCCTCGGCATCGAACAGCTTCAGGTCGGCAGCCAGAGTCTTCAGCTCATCACTGATCGGTCCCCGAAGCTTATCCCTGAGGTTGTCGGAGCATTCTTCGCAGACGTACTCGCCATCGGAAGTAAAGCCGAGGTTCTTTTTAGAACCGCAATTGAAGCACTTGTTCTGTGCGTCCTCGGTCTTCGTAATCCCGCACTTCAAGGTCTTGCCCTTTCTCTCCACGCAGGCCCGTATCTTCTCCTTGGCGCCGTCGCTGATCTTGGCCCGGCCGAGCAGCCGAAGGGCTGCGGTGTGATGCGCGCAGTCTTCCACGGGGAAGGTGCGATTCGGACCACAGAAGGACTTGCCACTCAGCTTCTTGCGGGCTTCCGCATCCAGCTTGGCGTCCTTGATCTGTTCGTCCTTCAACTCGCCGCTGGTGCCGGCGGCATCCAGCTCGACGCAAAGCTCGTCGTAAACCTTCTGTTCGTCGGCGAAGAACGCCTGGTCCTCATCGGTCAGGGTGAACCCTGTCCAATCGCAGACCCCGTCCACGCACTCGGTTGCCTCAGCAACCGCTGTCGTAATGGCAGCCGCGGCGTTGGCATCTTCGGCCACTGCGGGAACCGCTGCAAGATCGGCGCTCATGCCGGCATCTTCGATCGCGGCCGGATCGGCAGTTTCTTTCCGCTTCCAACCGTTCTTGCGGATCTTGGCGGTGAGGGTGGACTGCAGACTGCGCCGGGAGGTCTTGTCGTCGTCCGTTTCCGGTGTCCAGGCCGTGAGCTGATCCTGAAGATCGAATGCTGTTTCTGCCGTCAGATCAGGGCTCTTGAGAGTCTTCCCAACGGCGGCCACGTCAATCGTCATCTTTGGTTCCTCGTATTCAATCACGATGTCCGACTCGTACAGGCTGTCGGTCAGTTTGAGGCCCCTATCGATAGCAAACTGCTGGTCATCGAGAGGCAGACCAAGGAAGAACATCTTCTCGAGTGAGTCCTTCAACTCGTAGGACTTCACCTGAGCAAACGGATCCGCTCCAAAGTTGACGAAGCTGAGTTCCTTGTACTTGAACCTTCCCGAGATCAGGAAGGCCATGCGTCCATCGACGATCTCACCGGGGCGGTGTTCGCATTTGTCCTCCGACGCCCAGTCGGTGTGGCAGATGGAGCAGGTGGCCGAGTCAGTAATCGCACCGGCTGAAACGCACAGATACTCGTCACGGAGTATCTTCTGAATCGCTTCAGGGTTGGTCAGAGTCAAACCCAGTTCGATATGACCGATTCCCTGGTAGCCCTTCACGCGGGCCAGGTTGTCCTGAATCCAGTCCACCGTCTTGAACACGTTGAACTTGCCGCCGGTCTTCGAATCACGGTTATAGAAGACTGAGTCCTTCAGAACCGGAAAGTCTCTGGCGTATTTCCAGGAGTCGTCGATGTACTTGGCCTCACGAATCCGGCCCAGCACGTCGCCTTCTTTGTCGTGCCCGCGAAGAACGGGAAGCGGTGCTACCCCTTTGGGAATCCAGGTCTGAACCGCGTCCTGCATGCAATCGGGACGATAGAACTTGCGATTGCCAGTTACGATGCCGGCGTGAGTCGCGTCCACGCGAACGAGCAGGCTGTGGCCTGTCTCGGACTTCGAGTCCTTGCACTCGAACAGGAATCTCTTGTTCTCAAGAACCGCGCTCGGACGAAACGTCAGAAAGTCGTGGATCTTGAGCCAACGGCGTTCGCTCAGCATGTCCAACCTTGTATGTAACCAACTGTTAGTTAGTCGCCCGGGTAACAGGTACTGTCCGGCGCCCCACTACCTAACGATTGAGAGGAATCTCAAGCAGGAAGGAACCTCCCTGCGGGATGGGCTGAATCGATGCATTGCTCTGGAACAGAGCGGACGCATCCTGCGCAAGTGCCTGTTGCAGCGGAGTCACTCTGGAGTTCTGCATCCCAGGACCGTTAAGCTGCACGACCGGCAATGGCATATTCAAGTTCGGCATCATCTACCTCGTCTTCCAATTCCGCTCGAAGAAGCACAGAAAGAAGCTCAGGATCAGAAGTTTCAGCAATCACGGACTTCAATGAACTCAGTCCGGCGGCTCGTTCCTGTCTAGTATAGGAATCACCAACTGAATCGGTGATTTCGCGCTGGTTGAGCCGCGCAACGATCTCATCGATGATCTGACCGCTTGCTTTGCGCCAGTTCTTATCCACATTGAGACCATCGGCAATCAGCCGGTCCCGACCTTGCACCAAGCCTTCATAGATCTCGCTCATGAGGCTGTCACTGTTCTTGCCTGGGCCCAGCTTCGATCCATGCTGGTTGGCCGGCCGCATCTTATTGGCGGTTGCCGCGGCGGTCTGGGTTGTCTTCTTGGCCGTACCTCCGCGCGGGTGTCCGGCGCCGGTACCCTTGCTGGCCCGGCGTGAGCTGGCATTGGCCACGGCGACCTTCGCCTTGGCAATGACAGGCAGGTGTTTCGCCTGTGCTTCGAGACTCTGCTGTTCGTGACCGGCCTTGACCTCGGACAGTTTGGCCTGGGCTTCCATCAGCTTCATCTGGGTTCCGGCCAACGCCTTCTGGTTCTTCACGTCCTGTTCGCCGATCTCAATGGCCGATGCGGTCTTGTACTTCTGGATCTCGCGTTCGAGACGAAGCACATGGAGAGCGAAGTGAGTATCGTTCTGCTCCGGCTTGCTCATCGGCTTGAGGTTCATCCGCTTGCGAGCTTCCGTCTCGGTGAGCAGGTGGGAATTGAAGAGAGCCATCACATGCGTCTCTTCCTTGATCCGATTGTCGAGATCGAGTTCGTGGAAAGCCAGCTTGGTGCGCGCCACGCCCTTTTGCACAGAGGTGGAGTAGTTGGCTTCCTGGAACCATTCCTTGAAGATGAACATCCGGATCTGATCGGCCAGTTCGTCGAGATCGGCCTTGATCGAATCCTTCAGGTTCTGCGAGATGTTGTCGGCGGTGGCGCGGGTGGCGTCGGCGCCTTCGCCCATGTCGATGGCGCTCATGCCCAGGCCGATGTAGACCCGGGACTTGAAGTGCTCCACCAGGGCCTTGAAGTCAAGAGACTTGCCGTTGGCGCCAACGGCGGTGACGGTGACGCGCTCGTCGGTTACGAACACGCCCTCCTTGGGCATGTTCTCGATCTGGAAGCGCACCATATCGATCTCGGACTCGCCGCCCGGGCCGTAGGTGCAGGGTGCCTTCTCGTTGCCGACCTGAACGTGAAACAGCGGGAACAGGTGGTTGATGAACAGGAGTTCGATGTTCTCTTCAAGCCGGCGCAGGGCGAAGATGTCATCCCGGACGGCGATGGTGCGCGGCGTGCCGAAGATGTGGCCGGGCTTGACGTCCCACTTCAGGTGGATGATGTCTTCAACCGGATAATCGATCCAGGGAATGCCGTGATCGAAGATGCGACGCCACTTGCTGATCTTCCCCTTCTCCAGATAAGGATGCATCGTGTGGGCGGGGATGATCACATAGGCAGCGACTGGAACCCTGCCGCCGTCCTTCTTGCTGACAGGAGCGGCGTCTTCCTTGCGGATCTTGAGGAGGAAGCAGTTGGAACACAGGAACAGGTTGCGCAGGACGCCCTTGATGAAGCTTTCGAAGCTGCGTTCGGTGACGAATTCAAACGCATTGATGCGAGTTTGGATATAGTCGGCGTCTTCCTCGCGGTCGCTCATGATCTCGTAGCC